AAGTTCGTTTATGTCTTCTAACAAGAAAAAATTCTCTTCGCCATAATATCTCATAATTTTTTCTTGATTTTGTAAGATTTGCGAAAACGCTCTAAATATAAGTCCAATAACTTTATTATTCATATACTTATCCTCGTAATCCCTCTTGATCCTCTTAGCCTTTGTCCACAATTATCACAATATTTCTGTGTCGGAACATTATTATCAACTATATATCTGCAAACAGGACATTTTAAATAATTTCCAACTTGAACTTTCTTCATTGGTGTATTTTTATATTTAAGTATTTTGTACTCGTTATATTCATCTTCATTTAATATATACTGCATAATATTGCCTCCTATGAAATGAACATTTATTTAGTTTCTAATTCATCAAAAAAAATTAACTCTTGTGCATAAGGTAATACTCTAGCCCATGAAATAAAATTAGGCACATTGGAATTATCTTGACCACTCCATTCATTTAACTTATGAAATCTACGTTGTCCCTTGCTACACATAGCGAGCAAATTCTCATAAGTCATTGTAACTGTACGCTTCTGTAACCATGATTCAGGTAGCCAACGTATAAGCTCTTTCCAATATCTCTTATCTTTTGTCTCAAGGTATTTCTGACGAATATTTTCTAATACATAAATAATATCCTCTTCAAATGTTGAAATATTATCTAACCCGTCATCATCCTTTGGATTATCAGCAAGAGATAAATTCCTGTCATAATCATCAATTTCAAAACAATCCAATGTAATTGGTGTTGTAGCGAGCTTGTGCATTGTACTTGTTGAGTTCGCAACTGTTCCTACTTTATAAGTATCAAATTCTTTCCACCAATAAAGAGGTGCTGTAATATCAACCGATACAAAAATCTGTCGCATAAACTTTCTATGCTCATTTCCTGCTTTAATAAGAGTTTGAGCAAGTTTCAAATCCGCTTCACCAATAATATCTGCATAATATCCATTAATGTTACAATGATGTATATATGCATTAGGATATACTTTTAATAATTCATCAAAATCAACATCTGCTCGTTCTTCGTCATAATAATCATTAAATTTACTATCACTTCTATTCCAAGAATTTTTTGGATTTCTTAAACCCCTAAATGCGTGTTCAAATCCCCATACCTCTGTATTATCAAATTTCAAATCTTAATCCTCCTATTTCTTAATTCTAATGAAAGTTTAGATTCCTTCTATAATAAATATCTCAATCCACTTAGATACTTTTCTTTTAACCTATCTGTAAGTGTATCTGTTAGTGACAAATGATCTTTCATATCGGCTAATTTAACCCAATATGCACACTTACGGTAGTTTATATGACAAACACTCTTAATACTTTTACAATAATCATCATAGGATACCTCTTTTGCTTTCGTTAGGATCTTCAATGCATTGGTAAAATTTTCAGGTAATCCTTTTGGATTATAATTTGTATCTTCTAATAAGTCGTGCATAATTGCTAAAGCAACACATTCGTCTGTATATTCAGATGGAATCATTTCATTTTCAGCAACATATGTAGCGACTCTAAGTGCATGTTCTAATTTATCCTGTGGATAATACTGTTTTGCAATTCTTAATGCTACGCTTACTTTCATCGGTTCATTATCTAATGACATATTTTCCTCCTAATCTCCACATGGAATAATGGATTCCTGTTATTTAAAATTTATGTTTCAAGCAAACTAAAACTATACAACGAAACAGATTCAATATCATCAATTGTTTTCTTTAGTTCTTCTAGGATTAATATTTCTACAGAATTAAGTGATTGCATAGTAATTTTTTGTTTTAATGTCAACACCATTCTACCTGTACCAGAATCCCTATGTTCTTTCCCAAAGTCAACAATAGGTTTTTTCATAAAACTATAACTTATTAAATAGTTATATGATAATTTTGATTCATCTATTTCAATATCGTGATGACTACACCAAAATCTTAAGTTATCAAACATTTTGACCTCCTTTCATCTTCTAAAGAAACTGTCGTTTATTGTTTATTGCTTTTTATATAATCCAAATATTCTTTGTGATACACATCTAGGTCTTTTAGTAATTCTTTGCAATTTTCTGCGTACTGAATATATGTATCAGCCAAATGTCGTCTGCTTTCTTCTGAATCATCGACTAGCTTACATTTCCATTTATTAGCTCTTAACAAGTCTGCATTATGGTTATAAGTTTCAATACTTTCAGCGTATTCTTTCTTTTTCTTTTCATATGTTTCATCATCAATAATCAGATGTCCAAGTAATTTAGGGAAATCAAAACCTAGTTGTGTTCTTGATATTCCATTGTCTTCTGCATATTTAATATTCCAAGCAATATCATCCCAAGCCATACCACCCAAAAGTGATTTGTTATCTTCTTGTTGCATATATGAAAAATACTCATATAATTCTTCCTTTGATTTGCTCATAATTCACCTCCTATGAGAAATCAGTTTATTCTTGCTACTGTATTATTCTCTGTTCTTTATAAAACTTCATCGACAATTCCGTACTTGACTGCTTTATCAGAATGAATATAGAAATCTTTCTTCTTTTCACGAATCTCCTTAATATCATCTTTTGTGAGATTGGTTCTGTCGATTACATATTCTTCAATCTTTTTATTCAGCCAGTCCATTTCTTCTCTGTCTTCTACCAAATCCTGATATTTACCACTTCTCCAAAAACTTATCTGATGATACATAAATGTTGAATGTTTATAGCAAAATCTTTTATGCCCTGCTAAGAAAATCTTAAAAGCTGCACTCATTGCAGATCCTGTACAATATGTATAGATTGGAGTTTTGCTATTGAGAATAATATCAATTAATCCCCACATCTCATAAGCAGATCCACCATACGAGTTGATATATAGTTTAATTGGCTCACGCTTATAATCTTTCTCTTTCTCATCTTTCTCATCATCTTTTTGAATCTGTTGTAAAATGCTCCATGTTAATTTACCAATAGATTCGTTGTCTACATCATCAGATAAGAACAATGTCTTTTTGTCTGTATTTGCATATGAATTATCTCTTGAACTCATAAATCCTCCTATTATAATTTTTCTACAATAATTCGATACTTGTCCTCTTCTTTTGTCTCATAATTGTGATATTTAATCACAAACGAGTTTTCATCGTTATCCTCACACTTGCAGCTAACATATGTTCTTTCCTCATCAAGAACATCTCTTTCACTAATTCCTGCTTTTAAATCTCTAATTACTTCGTTCATCTGAATCATAGTCTTTATTCTCCTTGTAAAATTTCATCATTCTTTCATATAACTCAAGTGAAATATTTATTTGTCCTTTCTCCCAACGACTAATTGTTGTTTTGTTACATCCAACATAAAATGCAATTAACCCTTGTGAAATTTCTTCATCTCTACGCCACTTTCTAAATTCCTCATTTGATATTTTAGCTTCTGGAATTTCTGACCAAGCATAAACATCAGCCAAACCTTCACAGGCGTAAAAATCATGCGGATAAATATCATATCCAAACATCTTATCTTTAAATCTTTTAAAGAATCCACATCCACCACATAATTCAATTGTACTTGGATCATAAAAACCAACTATCACTCCATGATTTTTGGTGTATAATAGTAATTGTGTACCCGTAGGTGGATAATCTTTTTTAGATTTTAGTTCATGTATCATTTATTGTACTCACCTCATTTCTATGTACAATATATGGTTGTATGCCATTACTACCGCTACTATATATTGTATTTGTAATCAAAAGAAATCCGTCTTTCATTGGCTTTTTGAGTCTCTGAAACGCCCTATTTATGGGCATCCCAGAAATCCTCTACTTTATTATTCTCTACAACTGAGCCAATAAGCTCTTAATTGGCTCTCTATTCATATTTTCTTTAGCCCATGATATGTAACTTGGATCTGACTGAGCAACATCAACAAGCTTTTCACCACTATGTTTTCCAAAATTCAGAACATAATCCTCTAACTTAATGACTTCCTTTTTTGGTACTTCAAATCCATCAAACAGAACTTCTATATCCTTGCGACTTGCAAGGTAGTCTGCTAAGTGTAAAATTGTCTGATATTTGTTTTTAGGTAATGGCAATACCGTTGAACTTCTTTTATCAGTATTCCATGCACCCATATGGCTCTCAATTGTAGTTGCAATCATTTCGATTTCTTCATCAGGAAGTTCATTACCTTTTAATTCACGAATAACATTAGCTGCTAAAAGTGGATGATCAAACTTTGTATATTTATTTTTTGTGAAATCATCATCATTTCCGCTTTTTCGTGAATCATGCATCATTCCTGCAACTCTCATTAAATCTTTCTCTCTTTGAGTAAAATTTTTACCAAAGCAATCAACCGCAAAAATGTGATTCAAGAATCTTACCAAAGCACATGTATGTCTTGCCAATCCTAAATCACCAAGAGCATATTGAGGATGATACTTTCCCGTACTTGACGCACCCACATTCCAAAAATAATCTGGGATTGTTTCAATACATCTTTCTGCAAATTTTCTAATATCTTCTGACTCAATTGTGTTTAAAATCGAATCAAAAATGTTTGACTTACTATTCATATATTCTCCTATTCTGCTTTCATAAACATCTGAAGCATTGTTTTTCTATCGAAATTTTCCTTCTTTTTAAGTGCATTATTTACTGTACGAATCTCTCCAAGGTGATAACATTTTTCTTTTGCTCTACTTTCTCCTACATATAACAAATTGGAATTCAACATAAAGGTATGTGCTTTAGGTGTAATTAAAACAACCACCTTGAACTGACCACCCTGAGATTTGTGTGTACTGATGGCATAAGCCAATCGAATATTTTTCATAGAACTTTTTGGGATATAGATAAGTGTTCCATCATAATCAACAACCATTGCATCTTTTAGAATTTTTACAACTCTACCAGATTCACCATTAGCAATAAATGTTGTATTTTTATCATCAATATATTCCTCATTATAGATAATTGCTTTGTAATCATTAGCATAATTCATTACAATGTCATTTAATCTAAATTCTGTATCTCCAAATGTGATTTTCGCTTTTGGATCAGAATTAACTGCGTTTTGTATCTTCTTATTTAATGCTACTGTTCCATAATCACCTACGTTATAGCAAGATAAGACTGCAATATCATCGACAGAATAACCTTTGGATAATAATGTCTGATAAAGTTTTACAGTATATCCAACAAGTTTATCTTGAAGAATTGGCATAAATATATATGACTGATCCTCACCAAATACTTGCATTCCTGTTTTTGTCTTATCTAAATATTCAGTACCAGTTCGTGTATCTGTGGCAACCGTAGATAAACCACCTTTACCATAACGGAATACCTTATCAAGTGTAATGGTAGGAATGTTCTCACATTTCAACAAATCATAAAGTACATTACCAGCACCAACAGAAGGAATCTGTGCATCATCACCAATAAGAAGTAATTTTGTCTTCTCAAAATCTATAGCTTCAAGCAATTTTCTGAAAAGAAAAATGTCTACCATTGAAAACTCATCTACAATTACTACATCGTATGGTAATTTATTCTCTTCATTAAATCCCCAATCAGCAGGTGGCATATACATAAGACCTCTGTGAATTGTCATAGCATTTTCATTTGTAAAACCTGACAGTACCTTTGCAGCTCTGCCTGTTGGTGCTAAAAGTAAATGTCTTTTGTTATAAGCATTTAGCATATTTACAAATGCCTGTGTACTTGAAGATTTACCACTACCACCATATCCAACGAGAAGAACAATGTTATTTTCACACATATATTGTGATGTTTTACACTGATTCTCAGTTAGTTTAAAACCATCAAGTTCCTGAAACTTTGAACAATCACACTCCCATTTTGTATGTATCTGCAATCCTTCTTTTATTCTCTCTGCTATATATTTCTCTGTTTCATATGTTTCTTTTTTACATACGCTTAATAGCTCTCTGTCAAATACCACATCATTATCACTTTTGAGAATAAGAGGTAAATTACTTTTTGCTTCTGGAACTAATACATCAAACTGTTTCTTCAAATCGCCAACATGCATATATGTATTACCATTATTTTCATTCTCATCAAGTAGATAATCTACACAAGCTTTCGCTCTCTGATATGATGTTATAAGATCAAATCCAAAGAACAAAACTGGTTTTTTCCCATTCTTCTGACATTCTTTACCATCCTTATCCAATGCCAACAATAGAGAATCAGCAGTCTTAAAACCAATCCCACCTAACCTACAAAGACACTGATATGGTTCTTCTCTAATAACTTCTTTGATTTTGTCAACGGAAGTATATTTGTCATACAATTTCTTTACTATTGAGAGCTTAAATAACCCTCTGAATTCTTCTACAATCTCAGCCAATTTAAAGTTTTCTATGACTTTATTTTTAATAACATTAAATGTGTAATCCTTAATACCTTTCGTTTTTGACAAATCAATGTCATCCAATCTATTATTCATTATCCTATCAACAATATCTGGATATGCATCTAATAGCACATCTGTCTGATTTGGTGTAAGAATTTCATATAAGAAATTTCGTGTTGCAGCCAATGTAGCAGGTTTCTCTCTCTTAATATTGATTACTTCGTATCCGATTCCATGCGAATCGGATACTTCTTTTGCTTTTACAATGTAGTCAACACCAAGGTTAAGTTCTGAGATATTACCTTTAATAGTTACATTATTGTATTTGTTGATTTTGACATCAGGATATTTAAAACTATTAATAGAGCACCCATATATTTTAAATTCTGCTGAATTATACACAGGTTTTTCTGGTACACATTTAAACTCAATTATTTTATCCAACTTTACATCTCCTTCTAATATACATCCCACTTCTTTACTATTCTCTCTTTTTCATCTGTTTTAATCCAATCGCCACCAACCTTCTTCATTTTATTTCTCTCACCAAATTCTTTTACATTGATGACATTACCTGCTATAAATGGGGATTCAATGAATGACTTTCCAGAAGTGATTTTAGTTTTAAGATATTCACCATCTCTCATGTTATAAAGCATAAGGTATGGTTTTGTTTTATCCTTATAGAACTTACACTCAAGAACATAATACATATCTTTTGGTGCTTTCGGATTTTTGTACATTATATTTCCAAGATACTCTTGCTCATATACAATCTGTTCTTTTATTGATAAGGCTTTATTCTCTAAACCACATATTATTAGTTTTACAAGTTTAGCCTTATTAACATTACTATACTGTTTAGGTGTCTCTTTCTCTGCACATTTTCTTACATCTTCTTCTCTAATATTCAGTGATACAATTTTATCTTTTTTCAGTGTCTTACATTTTCCCAATGAATTGTACATATCAATAATTGATAGTAAATATTTATTCTTACCAAATTCAGAAAAGAAATTTAATGTCGTAAGAATATGTAATTGTCTATCATCCACAGATGTTTTTAAAATAATATCAGAAAGTAAATCGACAAAATTATCATAATGATTTTTAGATAGCTCATATAATTCATCTGCAATCTGATCATTACAATATTTTATAGAAGAGATTCCTTGATAAATGGCATTTTCGTCTTTATCCATAAAATACTGCGCTTTGGATTTGCCAAATTTTATTCCTTTGATTTCTATTCCCTGTGATTTGATATATTCTTTGATGTTTGACATTTTTTCATTATTGTCTACATAAACATTCAACGCTGATGTTAATAGCTCAATCTTATGGTAATATCTTAACCATCCAATAAATAGACCTATCATACTATATGGAACGGAATGATTTCGTGAAAACAAATAATTAGATGCATCTTCAATTACTATCAAGAATGATTTTATAGCCTCTCTTGCTTCAGCTTCGGTCATTCCATACTTCTCTTGTGCAATTGCAATAAATCCTGGAATATATCTATCATCTTTATTACCATGAATGTCTACCATATATCCACCATTTTCAATGATAGGTATATCTGCTTCAGTACCTGTTTTTTTAGCAAAATGTCTACGGACAATATCTGCTTGCCCCATAGTAAATCCACAGAAGTCATGTAAGAAATCAATAATCTGTTCCTGATATACTAAATAACCAAGCGTAGGTTTTAAGAAATTATTAAGTGCTTCATTGCCATTATCTTTGTAAATACCATTGAATAACTGTTCTCTATAAGATTCACCTGCTGGTCTAATAGCACCACTAACCATAGCCATTACATCAAGATATGAGATATTATCATTCTGTGCTTTAATATTCTCCAAAGTTTCCTTACTAAGTGTTCTTTTTAATGAATCACTTGCAAAACCACTTTCAAACTGGAATATCAATGTAGTATCTTTTGCTATTGAGTTAATAACATTTTCATCTGAGAAATTAACCTTATCAGGTGTTAAATAATCTATACCTGCAAGTTTACAAGCACCATCAATTAATCCAACAGCATTTAATCCTAACAAATCTAACTTTACATAATTTAAAGAATCAATTTCGTGCATATCTATTTGGCTTACAGGACGTGGATCTGATGTAATAGACAATGTTCCAAAATCATATCTTATATCTGTAGGACTACAAACAATTCCTGCTGCATGTCTGCCAAGTGATGTAATTGTTCCAATTACCATATCAATATATTTAAACATTTCTGGATATTGTTCTCTGATTTCTTCTGGCATATAATCCTTGCCTTTATCATCAGTTTCTACCATATTTGATAATTCTTGTGTTTGATCAGGAGTCATCCCATATGCTCTACCGATATCTTTTATCGCTGCTTTTAACTGAATTGTATTAAAAGTAATAATGTTGCAACAATACAAACCTTCCTTATTAAATAGATACTCACGCACCTTATATCTATCTTCTGCGTAAATATCAGTATCTACATCAGCCAATGACATTCTTTCAGGATTCATAAATCGTGAGAAGTTAAGCTTATATTTAACTGAATCAACATCAGTACATTTAATCAAATATGCAATCTCACTACCAGATACAGAACCTCTTGAACATCCATAGTGCATATTATTTTTCAGCAGCCAATTCTTGTAATCTGAATCGAGTAACATAAAATCAATAGCGTCATTATGTTTATATGTTTCTAACTCTTCCTGTATCCTTGGAATATACTCTGTTTTATAATTTGGGAGTTTGCTTATTCCACGTTCTTTTACACCTTGAACTATTCGTGCCTTAAATTCTTTCTCAGCATCAGGATATAATCTTGGATATTTATTACTATAATCTAATTCATATGATTCAATATTATCTGCAAATCTATTTGTTTCTTCGATTGCATCAAGATAAATTGATTTTGGTAATGCATTCTGTAATTCAAAGGCAGCAACCATATCATCATAAGATTTCCATGATAAATCACACGCATCCTCGTCATGGAAATTAACATTTTTTGATTTCTGCATCACTGCTCTACCCATCATATGATCCTTATCAATAGCATGTACATCGTTTGTAGCAATAAGCTTCATTCCATATTTCTGAGCAATTCTATGCAAATACTGATTGTAATAAATCTGAACGTCAAAATTATGTGGCTGTATTTCCAACCAACATCTATGCTTATTTTTAATAAGAAATTTCAGAAATCTTTCCTGCACTTCTTTCGTTCCTTTGCATAACATGCCTGCAACACAAGCTGTTAATACTAAAATATTATCTGATGTATTCTCAAGTTCCTCTAAGGTAATTCGTGGATTATAATAAAAATGACCATCATTACGATTAAATGAATCAGAAGAAAGTTTGTTAAGTTCTAATACCCCATCATAATTCTTTGCATATAAGCAACAATGATAGTTGTCTCTTTGAAGATTATCCATATCAATTTTTTCTGTTACATAGAATTCTTCTGCATTAATATATTTCAACCCAGCCTTTTCACATGCCTGTCTTTTTGCAACATTATGAAGGACTGCGCCATGCTCTGTAAAAGCAATGGCTTTCATTCCTTCTGATTTTGCTTTGTCAATATAAGCTTGAAAAGGGGTGATTGAGTCAACTTCAAGACCGCTATATGGGTTAGAATCCATACTATGTAAATGTAATACTGTTAAATTACTCAACTTCTCACCTACCTATGTCTATAAACTATTTACAAATGCTAATAAATCATCTTCGTCTGTATCGGAATCAGATTCAGCTTCTCCTTTGAACAATTCCTTCTCTTTTAAATACTGGTCATATGGTTTATGCAACGACCTAGAATATCCTGAGAGGGTTGCCAATCTAAATTCATCGGCATCTGTCACTTCTTGCCAAAAGATATTTTCATCTTTGCTATCTTTATATTCTCTCTCTTTAGAGTTAATTTCTTCGACTGTATTGATAATGTCTTCTTTTAAATCGTTAATCTTTTCTTCTGTTAGAGGTACTTGTACATAACAATCATGGATTTCAAATTTTTCTCTAACCTCATCTGGTAAGCAATCAATATTGTTGTTTAATATCATCTCATCAACATATTTATCAATATCATCTTCATATCCGAAGTTTTTCAGCCACATCTTTGCTGTATTGATAAGACTTTCGCCTATAGAATTTCTTTCTATATATCTATCTTTTTTCTTACCATTTTTCTGTTCAATGGTAATTGTGACATATTTTAAGAAATTCCATTCGCATACAATATCTTCCAATGGAATATTTAATGCTTGTCTAATACCTTCAGCATAAATAACCAACTGACCACATTCAGCGTCAATTTTTGCGCCTTGATAACGTGTAGATGTCTTCCAATCTACAATATGTACACGTTTTTTCTCATTACCATTTTCATCTTTGTATGACTCGATATAAAGCATGTCAATATATCCTTGCATATAAATATCATCAGAAATTTTAATTGTAATAAAATGCTCAACTTTATGTGGAAAAGTAATCAGATTATGATTTTTAAAGAAATGTCTAATGCAATTTTCATATTTATTTGCTATTGCATCATTTTTATCAGAATCACTACGATTGTATTTGAGTTCTGCACAATTCATTGTAAATAAGCTATCTTCATATAAATCTGGCATATCCTCATATTTAATTTTGCCAGTATATAGCTGCTCAATAATATCATGTACATTACCACCAGATACACAATAAATACTATTTGTTCTATCTTCTTTCTTGTGTAGGATATATTTCAAAAAATATTCCCATCTATCTTGTTTGTAACAATGATATCTTGACCATGACCATAATGTATCAACACCAAATTTGTTACAAATTTTTGTTAATTCTTTACTTGTCTTTCTTGCCAATCTCTTAACTTTCTCCTTTCTGACTCACCATATAAAACACGATGCTTGAGAAGGAAGTTGTATACTTTATTTGGCATATCAGCAGGACTGTCTTTACTACCTTTCTTAATCAAATCCCAACGATCATATATGTAACTTACTTTTCTAATAGGATAAAATTTATCACATTCCTGTCTAATATGGTTTATATCAATTCCTTCATCTAAAGCCACTACAATTTCTACATTTAAACTAATCAGTATCCTAACTTGTTCTTCTGTAAGTTCACAATTTCCTATTGCAACAGCCGTACCATCTTTTCGTGAATATCTTTTAAGCACCGATTTCTGCGCTTCCAAAACGACTGCATAACCAGCCTCTTGAATTGTTTGATAATTCTCATTTAACCCATATACATTTATTCCTTTTGGATATGTTTTGGATAACTTAAAAAACTTTGGAATATCAAACATCTCATAGTTTGGTACAGTAGTTCTCCCACTGATACCTATATATTCATTGTCATCTCCATCCCATTTTCGTTCAGGAATAACAATTCGTTTTCTATCATATGAATATCCAATGTTAAATCTTTTACATGCAAAAGGCATAACGCCTTCACGAACCCAATCAATATATGGTAAATCAGTATATTCTTTCATGCATGAATCATCATACACTGGAACATCTTTATCAATTGTGTATCTTTGGCGTTTCACCTTTTTGAAGATTGCTAATGGATCTTTCTTATTATCTTTGTTGTCACTCTTACTATATGAATATTTCAAACCTAAAATATTGTGGAGATATTTATTAGCTTTCCCAAAAGATATACCCTTTATTGTCATAACCAATGTAAAAATATCTCCACGCTTATTTTCTTCCGAACTTCTAATCGCCACTGATAATGTATCTTTCTTTACACATATAGCAGTTTTATTATTGCCTTGTGGCAAGGCGGCTCTCCACTCATGAAGATATTCGTGTAGTCCATGACATTCCAACGATAATAAAATCTGTTCTATACAATTATTCTCTATAATGTATTCTTTTAGTTCATCTGCATTAATACACGCTCACCGCCTTCATCACAAATTTAAAAATCAACTGGGACAGAAGTAAAACCAACTTCTTTCAGTATGTTTCTACTCATATCATGCTCACATACAATCTGTATACTACTTGCAGCACCCTCACGGTTTTTACAAATGAATATAAGCTGATAATGTTTGCCTTCGTCCAGTTTGACAGGTATTTTTGATTTATTGTTTTTTCCATCAAATCTATATACCTTTAAAGCATTTTTCTCACCTGTATATTCATCTTCAAATACATCTCTCAACATTAAACATGTACTCGCAGGATCGATAATACTTTTTGCCATACCAATATTATCTTGACTATAAAATCTCTGACGTGCTGAAGATTTTGCCAACTGGAATGTAATAGTTACATGAACTTCCAAGCCACCCTCTTCTTTACACTTCACAGTATCATAAATATCAACCATATTCTGTTGCATGTCTAACCACATCTTGTCGGAACGACTGCCTGAATCGGCTTTATATGTATCAAGAATGAAATACTTAACACCAAGGTTTGCATATTTCTTTAGAACTTTTATGAATTTCTGAGTTTTGTATCTTTTGAATGGAACTATTATAAGCATGTTATTCTCAGCCTTTTCAGTAATCCAATCTGCACATTTTTTTAACAAATCTTTAACTTCGCTAGAATATTTACCATCTCTAACAACGAATTTTTGCAAATCTTGTTTGTAAACATTATTCGCAGTCCACACCAACAACTCTCTTTGCCATTTCTTTTTTCCCTCTTCGTTGACACAAATAACAAGTCTTTCTTCATATTTTATTGTGCTTGGGATCAACATTGATCTTGTTAGTGTAGTTTTGCCCATATTAGATAGTCCACCAATCAATGTAATATTACCAGGTAACTGACCACCAGTTTCTTTATTAAGAATGTCCATATTATTGTATGGAAGTCCAACTGCTGCACCAGCATCTAACTCATCAATTAAATCATAAATGCCATCAGCCAATGAATATGATTGCACGTCATCGTCTGCATTGATAAAAATATGATTTAACATTGCTTCATATTCTTCATATATTTCATCCAAAGACATATCACAGAATTCATTAATACGGTTATTTACAGGAAAACCATTTTTCAACATTTCTAAAACTGTTTTCCACTTGTATAGCTCTTTGACATACCCATCCATATTGTTAATGTTCACATACTCTTTGGCTTTATCAATCGTTTCATATCCACCATAATCCTCATATTCCTTTTTGAGTTTTTGATGCTTTTCAAGATATAAACCAACAGTCATATCATCCAATACTGATTTCTTTTCTACTACAATAATGTCATTTGCAATCTGCCAATAGACTCGCCATGTATTTTCACTAAAATCTTCAAGCTGCAATGTATAATCAAAAATTAATTCTGGTTGTTTATATAAAATAGCAACTATATTAGCTTCTGCTATTATCTTGTATTCTCGAATCTGTTTTGCACATTTTAATACTTCTTCCTGATAAGGAGTTAATTTTTTATTCTCTTTTTTCTCAGCCAATTAGTACCTCCTCAAAACAGTTTCTTCATTCTGTCACTTGTCTCTTTAGTCTTTTTTACATATCCAGCATTCTCATTACTCTGATTATTGAAGTCTTTAGATTCAACTCTCTCTTCAATCTTTTTAACATTCTGTAATCTCAAATACACATCGTTGATTTCAGGTTCAATCATTTTCATAATAAGATTGATTTTATGTTTTTCATCTTTAATTTTCTTTTCATTCTCATGTAAATATGTAA